GCCCACCACTGGGGCGAAAAGCTGGTAAATGCTCCGTTGCGTAGTGGACAACGCACGGAGCTGGTGACGAGGCGACCGACAGGGCACTGCGGGATACTCCACCAAAGCTCCCGACCTCATACGGACAGCTGGAGGAACAGCCCCGTATGGGTAAGGGGGCTTTATGGCTCAAAAGCTCCCTCTTGAGCTTGCGTGATAGCTTAGAGTAGCATACATATGTACTTATCTAAGGTAGATGATTCTAATTCATCTATGTAGTTCATATCCGCCTCTCTGAGAGGGTAAAGGGTGTACTTATCGTCCTCTTCTGTCTCCACTACCTCCCATAGTGCTTGAGAGAGTAGCGTTTCTTTTCCGCGCGCCTTGATGGCGTTGTAGAGAGCGGAGGGAACAAGTCCGTAGCGGAGGGTGCAAAAATCATCTTCCACAAGCTTTCTGGAATAAGCTTGTTGGTGTCCGCAATCAGCAAGGTACAGTACTTTGAATAGGTGGTAATAGTCCAGCCCGCCAGCCTTGGAAAGCACATAAAGCACCTTCTCCACGAGTCGTCTTTGCGTGTCTGGAAGTCTGTCTATTGCGTTCATAATTGAGGTGCGTTAGTTAGCCTGAATTTTCTCCAAAAACTCCTCTCTCGACATACCAAGATCCTTAATAATGCTTCTTACGACGTGTTCTGGCACAGGGTTTTTGTGGGTCTGAATGATTATCGGCCTCGCAAGTCCTGGCTTCCTCCAAGCTTCGTGCCCTCCACTTGTTCTGTCTTTAACGCAACCTACCAAGATGAGAAACGCGCGAATATCCCTCAGAGTGAGATTTTTGAGCTTCTTGGTGGACATTATGCGATAGCCTGCTGCACGCTTTGATTTGTTCTGGAGACATTAAAAGCAGTACCGCTATCTATCAAGCTCTTATACGTGGGGTCTGAGGTCTGGAGCTGCTCAAGCGTTGGGGCGTTAATCTTCTTCATCTTCTTGCTCCTCACATCCCAGCCGTGAGCCTTGAGATCCTTGGTCAAAGTACCCCACTCAACTGTAGTTTCAAAATACAGAGCAAGGGTTTCGGCAAAATTTTCCTTAGCCTTTTCCTCCGAGTCTCCATAGTCGGACAGGCTCAAAGAAGGGCAATAGGCTATATAGAAGCCATCCTCATCTTTGAACGTAAGCACCGTAAGCTCCGCCTCAAATCTGGTGTGACCATGAGGCGAATTATGCTTAATGCGTACGACATCTCTAATCTGTTCCATTTCTATTCTTCTTAAAGCTCTACCTCGGGAAGTCTGTCTATTACATTCATAAAAGAGCTTGTTGCAGATACTATATTATCTTGTTTTTGGGGAACTCACGCAACACAAAGATCGCAACCATGATAACCGATGTCCCGAGAGTTGCGTAAACCATATTGTCCGACCCTTTATAGATACAGAACACAACGGTAGCAAACGCCGCAACCATAAGAAAAAGAGCTATCCAAAGCCCCTTTTCCAGCAATGAGTGCGCTTTCCGTTTTTGCTCCATGTCGTAATCTTGCTGTTTCTCAGCCATCGCTTGCTGTCTCTCAGCCATAGCCAATATGCGCTCTGCTGCGCCTGGCAACACCTTATTGTACCCTTCAAAATGCGAAGGGTGAGGGAGGGGACCCGCAAAAGACGACTCTTGAGCGACTGCAACAATCCTCCTTATCTTATTCTGTCTATCTTCTGGGAGCCCGTCAAGCGCCTGCTCTAAGCAGACCTCTTCGTCTATTTCGCCCATCACAGACAACTCGCCAGACTCGCTATGATTGTTGTTGTAGTCCTCCATTTTCATTTCTGCTTTCCTGATCCATTGCCGACTGAATGTACCCACCCACGGCAGCCCAGTGTGAAGCAATCTGCGAGGCGATACCAGCCATTCCGCGCTTTGCGCTTTTATCTACTGGGAGCACACTGCTAACCATTCCAACGATTACATAGGATAGTTGCAAGGCGATCTTAGCGATACTATACATTGCCTTCATAATAGATGATTCTTATCGTTGTCTACTGCACAAAGCTACAAAAAAAGTAATTATACTGCTTTCACACCCTTAAAAGTGCAGGGCGGATATTGCACCGAAATTCCCCACGCCCGCCCGTGTGCATTATATAGTACGCGCGCGTAGTAAAGCCATACGGGCTGGTTGCTGGGGGCTTGACACACCACGAAAGGCACAAAATCACGGCACACGCACTCTCAAGGCAAAATTTTTTCACGCTGAAAATCAACGACTTGCACACCGCCACTAAGAAACATTACCATAACATTTGATTGGTAAGAAAAGTTAGTATACCTTTGCAGTGTAAAGGATGGACAACAACAAGCCACCTTCACAACAGAGCTCTTTGACATAATTGATACAGGCGACAATAATAGATAACTCACGTGGGTGCAATGCCCACATAGTGACTAACAATACCGCTTGCAGGCTTAGACCTATCGTGCTAAGCACTGAACGGCTTACGACCGCCCCCTGGACTTCGCAACGTCCCTGCAAGCACTAAGATAAACAACAAACACTACAGAGATATGAACAGAGAGATTAGCATGCGCAGCGTTTTTGCACAGCTCATCAGAGAGCTTGGTGAAAGCGAAGGCAGAGACGTATTTGAGTGGTACTGCAGAAGCTACCACGTGACAATAGCCGATAACGCACCAGCCACCATCAAGCGTGAGGTGTTTGGCTTGTAAATCTCACCACTAAACAAGAAAACCACTATGAGTACAGAAAGAAAGAGCCAGCTGAGCAGAGTATTCTCTCTTGCTTGGCAGTTCGTCAAGAGAAACGGGTTCACCCTCAGCGAAGCCCTCAAAACAGCGTGGGCAAATATCAAGCTACACGCAAAGATGCAGAAGGGTATCGTCAAGTTTTACTACCAAAAGGTAGACGGGTCAATTCGTGAAGCCTACGGCACGCTGAAAAGCGAGCTTGTCCCCGACACAAAGGACAGCGGGCGCAAGGCTAATCCAACCCTGCAAACCTATTTCGATACAGAGCGCCAAGAGTGGCGCTGCTTCAAGGTTGCAAACCTCATTCACTAACCCTCATAGGGGTAGCCCAAAACCTCACAAGGCGAGCGGGCTACCCCACCTAACAGATACAGCTATGTACATTGAAGAGAGAGCCTCCTACGACGAGGTGGACGAGAGCTATATCCAAGGCTTGATGGACGAAATGGCGCACGCCTTTTTTGAAGAGGGCGAGTATGTAGAGGCGGTCATCAAGATAGAGGACGACCCCCGGGTGAACGGCACGTCAGAGCTTATCGTGCTATTTGAGCAAGATGGGCAAGAGCTTACCGCAAGCTACAAGTACAAGACCGACAACAGCAAGGTCAAGGACTTCCCTGCGTTTGACGAGGCGGACATCAGCAAGACCTTTAGATGGGCTCAGCGCTATTACGATGAATGCAACCCCAGTGACGACGGCATAGAAGAGACCGAGTATTGGCTAAATATGAATTACAGATAATCCCCCAGACTTATGAAACCCCTATCCGATAAGGCGATACTCAAGGTATCGTTAGCCCTCACAGTAGTATCCTTCGTGTGCTTCGCTTGCGGTCTGCACTTTAACGACTTCGAGCGCATCGTGGTGCAGATACTCGCACCGGTGGTAATGCCAAGCATCATCAACGAGATGATAGGCATAACGGACGAGGGGGACTATTAGCCCAACCCATTGTAGAGATGGTTTTCTTTCATAGTGTTTATTGTTTTAGGATGGGGTGGTAAATCCGTGAGGACAAGCCACCCCGAAAAAGTTGACACTCACGCCAGCAATTACGAGCAGGCGTACCCTCTACGGGTGGTCTCATCCCCGTAGGCTTTAGCTTTTTTCTATTAGAACATACTGCTCGGCAACTCCGAGAGGACAAGCCGTGGCGAATTGCACTGCGTGGTCACCCCGTGAGGGCAAGCCACGCTACAAAGTAGACACTCACGACCGCAATTTAGAGCGGCTGTACCTCACCTTGGTTCTTACGAACACGGGTTTAATAGTTTAGACATACATAACTGCTCGCCAAATCCGAGAGGACAAGGCAAGTGATCTTTTATCAACCAGCGAGGCAACCCCGAGACGGGCAAGGCTCGCTACAAAGTGAACAACATTTCCCACCACTAATTTTCAGCTACTATGTTACAGAAATTCTTCACGGTCAAGCCCATAGCGTGGTTAGACCTACCCCCCACCTGCTTTGACCGCTATGGCGAGCGCCCCGTATCTGAGGCGAGCATCGGACACGGCACACTATCTGTGCGTGCGGTCATCAAAGAGGTAAAGCGAGATAATGGCGTTGCGTTCGTTGCACGCTTTGACAGCTCGACTATCCTTATGGACTTCGCCACCATTGAGGGGGCAAAGAGCTACGTCTACGACCTCTACACCTCGCACATCAACTCTATCATCACCCCCGTAGCCCCAGCAATAGGCCCAGCCGTCAAGGCTGACGAAGCGGACTACACCGACATCACCAACGACTAACCACAGAATAGATATGAGCCTTATTAAGCGATACTTCGAGCTGGAGACTCCCAGCTGTGTGAAGATGATGATTTACGGGCAGAGCGGTATGGGTAAGACCACGCTCGCCCTATCCGCACCACGCCCCCTGCTTCTCGACTTTGATGGCGGGGTGAAGCGTGTGAATATAGCGCACGTCAAGGACGTAGGCACGGTGCAGGTCGGCTCGTGGGCAGAGGTCAATGCGGTGCTTCAAGAAGACCTTAGCGGGTTTGACAGCATCGTAGTAGATACAGCGGGTAAGATGATGGACTTCATCATCACCCACGTCTGTGGCTTCCGACAACCTCAGCTACGAGATTGGGGCGCTATCAACCTCGAGGTGCAGAACTTCGTAAGAAGCATCTCAGCGCTGAACAAGAATATCGTCATCGTGGCTCACCGAGACGTGCGAAAAGAGGGCGATACCAACGTGTTCATCCCAGCTATCCGAGAGAAGACCTACAATGCCCTTGTGGCAGAACTCGACCTGCTCGGCTACATGGAGACTAAGACCGAAAACGGCATAGTCAAGCGCAGTATCACCTTTGACCCCACGCCTCGCAACGATGGTAAGAATACCTGCGGGCTACCCTCGGTGATGATCATCCCCGAGATTATCAACCGAGCGAACGGGCAGACGACCGCCCCCAACGACTTCATCCAAGCGCAAATCATCGAGCCTTACAAGGCTATGATTGAGGTAAAGCGCTCCGAAGCCCACAAGTACGAGCAGGTGATGGACGAAATCAGAGAAGCTATCGAGCTTGTCACAGACGAGGCGAGCGCAAACGACTTCATCGATCGTATCGATGAGTACGAGCATATCGGCTCCAGCAAGAAGCAAGCGGGCATCCTCATCAACGAGAAAGCTAAGAGCCTCGGGCTTGTCCTGAATAAGTCCACCAAGCGATATGAGCCAGCAGAAACAAAGTAGCTCAGTGGTGGTGCGCTACCAGCTCTACCCCTCACTTATTGACGCTTACACGAACTACTCCCAGTCCGAGGTAATCTACAATAAGTATTGGGGTGGGGCTGAGAGCCCCGCACTCACGCTCGAAGAATACGAGGCACAGGCGTTCCAAGACCTCATCGACAAGATCAACAGAGTACCTAAAGACCTCATCAAGGCGGACGTCGGCACAGCGTTCAACGAGCTGGTAGACTGCCTTGTCCTCGGGCAGAAGTCCCCGAAGATGGAGGTAGAGAAGCTCTGCGACGATTCGGGTAGCGTGGTCTCCCTCAAGGCAAGCTACAACGGGCGCACGTTCATCTACCCCCTGGACGCTGTGAGGCTCTTTGCGAACAACTACAAGGGGGCTATCCCTCAGATGTTCGTCGAGGGTGTGCTACCGACAAGGCGGGGCGATGTGAGGCTCTACGGCTTCCTCGACGAGCTGATGCCCCTGAGCGTCCACGACATTAAGACCACAGGATCATACGAGGTGGGCAAGTTCAAGGGCAACGCCCAGCATCTTGTCTACCCCTACTGCCTCCGAGAAATGGGCTATACGTGTGTAGACCTCTTTAGCTATGATGTTGCTGAGATAAGCACGAACATAACGAAGCAAAACCCTGAGCCTCCCGAGGTGGTAGTGAAGCTCAAAGCGACATACAGCGAAGAGTACCTATTCACCCCCGAGCGAGATATACCGCTCCTTGAGGACAAGGTAGTAGAGCTTATCGACTTCATCGAGGCAAACCGCCACCTAATCACAAACCCTAAAATCTTCGCAAGCGAATGATCTTCAACCTAAACGAAGAGCTTGGGCGAAGGCAGTTCAAAGAGCGGTGCGACTTCCTCCTACGGCAGGGCTTTCTCGTAGAGCTGACCGAGAAGCGAGGTAAGCGCACCCTCAAGCAGAACAGCTACCTGCACCTCCTGCTCTCCTACTTCGCCCTTCAATATGGCGAGCGCATGGAGACCATCAAGCAAGAGGTGTTCAAACGCCACGTCAACCCCGACATCTTCCTTCAAGAGAAGGACGGTCGGGGTGTCGGGCGGTACTACGCCCTTCGCTCCAGCTCTGACCTCAATACAAAAGAGATGACCACAGCGATAGATCGCTTTCGTGACTGGGCTTCCATGGAGGCGGGTATCTACCTGCCCTCACCCGACGAGGACGCACTTATCGGGGCGATGGAGAGAGAGGTGGAAGAGAACAAACGCTGGATATAGACAATGCAATACTCACTCCGCCCCTATCAGCAACAAGCCTCCGACGCTGCCGTCCGCTACCTCGAGAACAAGGCCGTGACCAAGGGCGCAGGGCTTATCGTCCTGCCGACAGGGTCGGGCAAGAGCTTAGTGATTGCTGACATCGTCAACCGCTTAGACGCTGACGTACTCATCCTCCAACCCTCCAAAGAGATCCTCGAGCAGAACTTTCAGAAGCTGGTATCCTACGGCTTCATCTTCTGCTCAATCTATTCCGCCAGCTGTGGTCAGAAGCGCATCAGCAAAGCCACCTTCGCCACGATAGGCAGCGTGTACAAAAAGCCCGAAGCCTTCAAGCACTTCCAATACGTGATAGTGGATGAAGCGCACCTTGTCAATGAAAGCCCTGACAGCATGTATATGCAGTTCTTCAAGGCTCTCGGAGGCGTGCGGTGCGTCGGGCTGACCGCCACCCCCTACCGCCTTTACAGCACCTCGGACGGGCAAGGCAACTTCGGTTCAATGCTTCGTTTCCTCACCCGCCTGCAAGGGCGCTTCTTCACTACCATCCTACACTCCACAGAGGTAGGCGAGCTTCTCCACGCTGGCTACCTCGCCAAGACGAACTACTACGCCGTAGACACGATACAGATAGACCGCCTCAAGGTCAATAGCACGGGGCAGGGCTACACCGACAAGAGCATACGAGACGAATATAGGCGCTCGGGCTTCTCGGGTAAGCTCGCCAACGTGGTAGAGCGCCTCCTCTACAACGCCCAGGTGCCACGCAGGGGCATCCTCGTCTTCACGCAGTTCATCGAGGAGAGCGAAGAGCTGATACAGCACTTCCCCGACATCTCGGCAATGGTGACGGGCGAGACTCCGAAGAAAGAGCGTGAGCGCATCCTTGCGGACTTCAAGGCGGGTAAGCTCAAGGTGGTAGCCAACGTAGGCACGCTCACCACGGGGTTTGACTACCCCGAACTTGATACGATTGTAGTAGCCCGCCCTACCCGCTCCCTCTCCCTATGGTATCAGATAGTGGGCAGAGCGATACGCCCCCACGCCAGCAAGCAGGCTTCGTGGGTAGTAGACCTCTGTGGCACGTACCGCCTCTTCGGCAAGGTAGAGGACTTAGAGATGGTAGACACCTCCCCCGACCACAGAGGTCTGTGGCAGATACGCTCCAACGGCAGACCCCTGACGAATGTACTTATCCCAGCGAACTAAATAGCGAATGAATATTGCAGACCTAACTACGGATGAGCGCAGAGTACACCAGCTCACCGCTATGAACAGAGCCAAGGAGGCTCTCGCAGAAGCACACAACACGCACCCCAGCAATTGGCTCACGGGGCGAGAGGCTTGTAAGCTTCTCGGAGTCTCAATGCCCACCCTCCTCAAGGGTCGGGCAATGGGCAAGTACCAATTCGTGCATTACAACCGCTCACGCTACTACTATGACAGACGCAGTCTCGAAGCCGTCCTTAGAGCAGATGGTGATGGAGGCGATACGTGCGAGGCTTGATGAACTCCAGCGGGCGAAGAGAATACCCCTCATCGTCCGCAAAGAGGAGATCCCCGAGGTGGTAGGCTTGTCCTTCCGAGAGGTTAGACCAGCGTTGGTCGCTCTCGTGAATTCTGGGCAGATACGCTTCGGCAGGACTATCAGCAGTCAGTACTTCACACTCCCCCACCTATGAAGCTCACTAAGGACGAAGTCGCCCTACTTGACAAAGACCCGAAGGGCTTACTCGTCCGAGCTTACAAGCTCCACTACCCCGAGATGAGCACCCGAGAGGTGGCAAAAAGAGTAGGGCTATCCCACACGAAAGTACATCAGATATTTACAGCTGAATTTACAGCGGGATTTACAGCAAAACCCGCTCCACCAAAGGGCAAACAAGGCACCCCGTTTACAGCTGAATTTACAGCGGGTGGCACCAAGGGCACGAAAAAAAAGCCCACTCTTACAACGCTCCTCAAGCCGATATTTGAGGGCTTCTTCAAGAGCAGGACAAATATGGACTTCGTATGGAGCGCAAAGGAGATGAAGAGCCTAAAGGACTTCGGAGAGAAGCTCAGGGCATCAATCAAAGCCAAGGACAACCCACACGACGACGAGCATATAGCGTCGGCACTCCCGATATTCCTCTCCAAGATAGACGACCCGTGGGTGCTATCTCACCTATCCCCCTCCATACTAAATAGCAAGTACAATGAACTCATATCTCACATATCCCGACAACGCACTCTTACCCGAGCAGAAGAGCGACAGCAAGCAGGCAATGCTCTTGAGGTACTCCGAGCTGGGGCTATGTCTGTGCGCCAGCGATGAGCCAGCTCCAACGCTCCCCCAGCTCTCCCGAGCGATGGATGATGGGCTTGTCCGCTCTCTCTGCCAGCTCAAGCACGACCCCGAAGCAAGAGAGCTGATGGAGGCAGAGGTGACGCTGGTAGTCACCGACCTATGGCTTTGGTTCGGGGCGAACGACAGCAGTGTGCGCCTCGCTCCTCAGCTGGTAAGGCAGATTATCAACACCTACCCCCATATGTACATAGACGACCTGCGCATCTTCGCAGAGAAGGCGAGAGCCTCCAGCTTCGGCAAGGTGTACGGCTCGTTCTCCCCCTCCACGATGATGGAGTGGCTTCGCACCTATTGGAACGACCGCCAGCGAGCGATGGAGGAAGAGAGCTACGCCCAGCACCTATCACTGAAAGAGGCGGGCAACTACTCCGCCAGCGCATCAGATAGATACTTCACCAACCTCGCTCACAAGATGACGAAATGAAGCGGACACCTACACAAGACGATATACAGCAGGCGATAGCCTCCAGCAAGCCCCTCCAGCGAAGCCTCGCAGGGATTATGGCTAAGGCGGTGGCAGATACCTTCGCCAAGCCCACGATGACGCAGAGCAAAGCCTACGCAATGTTCGGCAGGGCAAACGTGGAGCGGTGGTGCAAGCTCGGCTACCTTGAAGCCCGTAGAGCTGAGAGCGGACGAGTAGCCTACTACACCGCAGACCTTATCAACGCACAAAACAAGAGCTTTTACTGATGGGAGACCGCTGGCATCCAATTACAGAAGAGGAAATAGACTACGCTGTCCAGCTGGTGATAGAGGAGGGCATGAAGCCTGCACCCGCTGCGAGAAAAACCGAAGAACGCTTCCGCCAAAACTCATGGAAGAGCATAGCAAACAAGATAACCAAGGATCTGCGGTACATAGAGTATGTGCAGGGGAAGCCCGAAAGCGCAACCACTATACCTATGTCGGTGCTGGAAGGCGTACGTGAGACCATAGCGAGCAACCCCACGCTCCCTATGCTAGGTTGCATCCGAAAGTACATGGAGGAGACGGGGTGCCCTTTCAGCGAGGACGCCATCCGAAATAAGTACCGACGAGAGATACTTGACAAAGACCCTAACAGACCTAAGAAGATGAAGACGGGCTGGGACTCCTCCGATTACACCCTCTTCTGGTCGATGGACGAGTGGATACGCAGGGGGCTAATCAAAGCAAAAGAATAGACACACTTAACACACATAAGATATGAATGAACTGAACGTAACGGGGCGAGTGCTCCAAATCCTCCCCCTCCAGCAAGGCACGTCCAAAGCGGGTAAGCCTTGGAAGTCCCTTGTGTTCGTCCTCGAAACGGGCGGGCAGTACCCAAAGAAGATACCTATTAAGCTCTTCGGAGAGAGCGTAGATAAGTTCCCTCTGCAAGTCGGGCAAGAGGTAACCGCCTCGCTTGACCTTGACGGGCGAGAATGGGAGGGTAAGTGGTTTGCCGAGATTAAGGCGTGGAATATCGTCTACCCACAAGCCCAGCAGGTGGCGCAACCCGCTTATCAGCAACCACCCGCTTATCAGCCACAGCAGACCTACCAGCAGGCTGTACCCCAGCAAACAGCGCACGCACCTGCTCCAGCCCAGCCAGCGGTAGCCGATGATCTCCCATTCTAAATCGACAGAGACAAGATGAACAGAAAGCTCATCAAGCTATCCGCTATCATCATAGCCCAGCACGCTATGATCTACACAGCGATAAAGGTTGCCAACCGATACAGCGTGTGGATAGGCCTAGCCATCCTCATAGTTTCAGCCCTCTTAATATGGCCTATGGCCTTAACTCTAAAAGAATTAGTAAATCATGGTAAAGAAACTAAGTAAGATCGCCCTCTTGACGATCATGGCGCTACTACTCTGCGCCTGCGAAAGAGTAGAACCCAACTACGCAGGGGTGCTCATGGAGAACTACGGCAAGTCGGGGAAGGAAGATTTTTCGGTAGTATCTGGTCGAGTATGGATGATTCAGCCTGGTGCGGAGCTCTACCAAGTGCCCCTCTTCGAGCAACGGGGTGAGTTCAAATCGCCCGTACGCCTCAAGGCAGCAGACAACACAGAATTCTCTGCACGTCCGACATACTCCTACCGAGTGGCTAAAGACCGAGCCGTGGATGTAGTGTTTGACAATAAGCATATCGGATACGGAGACGACTTCCTCACGAGCGTAGAGGACAACGTGTTAGAGCCACGTATCTATGACCTAATCAAGGAGGAAAGTCGCAAGCATAAGACGGATAGCCTGATGGCGGATGGCGGTAGCCTAGCCTTCGAGCGTAAGCTAGAGGAGATCATCAGCCAAGAGTTCAAAAAGCGAGGGTTTACCCTGATCACCTTCTCCGCCCAGCTGGAGTTTTCGAACAAGGTGCGAGAGAAGATTGACAGCCGTAACGAGGTGAATACCAACATCTCCGTACTAGACCAGCAGATCCTAGAGCAGAAGAAGCGGAATGAGCTTGAAGAGCTACGAACTCAGCAAGCCCTCATCATCAGCCGAGGCCTCACGAAGGAAGTGCTCTACGCCAAGTTCATCGACAAGTGGGATGGGAAGACCCCACTGTATGGAGTAGCTCCAGAGTTCCTGCACCTCACTAAGTAACGACCAATCACATATAGGGGTCAGCAGTTAGCTATACCTCCACTGACCCCTATATGTGCCAAGCAGCAATCAGAATGAGCCTAGGCGCTATGGCATAGAAACCAAACACATCTTATCACACATCACAAAATAGCAACGACTATGACATACAGACTTTACAACGTAGAGATGCTTGCCCGTTTCTCTCAGGACTTCCACCGACGTGCTGTGGCTAAAGGCTTTTGGGGCGTACAACACTCCGTCGGGCATTATCTGATGCTCGCTTACGGGGAGCTTCACGAGGCGATCGAAGCTGACCGCTTAGGCAAGTGGGCGAAGCTTGACCCCGACACGATAGACACGCTTCATCGTATAGAGGGTGCTATCTACGTTCAAGAGTTTCTCCGCCTTGTTGAGGGCACCGT